CATAAAGTTACCATACGACCATAATCCACGTATAGGACCAAGACCAATATTGGCAAGTAAACGTAAGCCTGGCGCACGTTGCAGAAACGCAGGTTCTTTACCACCTTCCGGCACAATCTCAGGAAATAGATTCACCATACGCGCATCGGCAGCGTTCATGCTGCGAGCCACATAGGTTGAGCCAAGAATTGGTGTTTTCATCAATAGTTACCTGCGTAAATATTGAAGCGTTGACGGTTAGCAACAATCGCGTAAGGTAACGACATAATATCATCAGGATTGTTGATACGCTTAAGATTGCGCTTGCTGGTCATGGCAATACGCTGCACTTGCGGTGATGGTTCTACACCAAACTCAGGTGCAAATTCCATAGCCAGGTTGTACGTAAACGCACGCAAGTAACCTTTTGGAAATGCCAATACTGTGGATAAGTTGGCAGGTTCAGTCAATGGGTCTACCGATATAATGTGCCATTCCAAGTCACGAGTAGGCTTTGGATAAATGGTCATTGTCACATCGGGATATGTCATGTTGACAAATATCACCTGTGGATAGGTAGATGTGACTGTTTTAACAGCAATGCCATTGTATTGCTGTTGATTGATAAACTTGATACCGAAACTAACATTTGTACCTGGGTCACGGTAATAAGTAGCATCGTCTACTAATACTGGACGTTCACCTACAAAGTTACCACTTGGTCCTAGTGTGCGAGTAATTTCACCAGCAGGCCATGTAAACACTTGGTCTTGTGTGCTAAATACGGAAAGGCGTTCTGTATTCCATGAATCAATCATTTGATTCATAGCCATTAGCGCATCTTGCGATGTAGCAGCAGACGGTGTTTCACCTTCGGCAAGCACACCTAGCAATCGCAACGCTCGATTTATCTGGTCGCCAGCGGTGTACGTTGCCATGTTAACTCCTGATTAATTTGCTGCTTTTCGGGGTCTGCCCCGTTTAAGTTGATTGACAGGTTCTAAAAACGACGGAACAGGTAATTCCTCGGTTTCTGCCGCTATCTCCACCGATGGCGTTTCTGGATTGTAACGCATCCAACCGTTAGCTTCATCATATTCTACTTCCATGTCGGAAATAGCAACTTTAGTACCGTGAACGGGATGTTTAAGATAGATGTGCATATTTAGAACGGAGCCGAAGCCCCGTTTTGGTTAAATTAACCAATTAGACCTAAAGCTTTTAAGTCGGTAATAACCGAGTTCACGTTAAGCAATGTACTGTTTAACGCAGAAACTTCGGCGGTTGTTAAACCGCTAATGTTAGCAGTTGTAAGCGTGGGTAACGCATTTGTAGATAGTGCCGCAGGTTGAGTAGTTGGCGTTACACCAAAAAAACCTGCTGTACCACCTGTACTACCAACAGTAACAGCATTTAAGTTGGTACCAGTGATTGTAGCGCCGGTAATTGTAGTACCTGCTACAAGTTCAGGGTCGCTAAAAGCAACACCAATCGGTTTGTTATTTGGCATGATGAATCCTTAAAAAGCCCCCGAAGGGGCATTGATTAGCTAAGACGATACACGGTATATGTACCATCACCAGTTTTACGAGCGCGGAAATGCGCACCAAAACCAGATGCGGTAGTTAAACCGGAACCGACTAAAGTCCAACCAGTGTTCACAGTCAATGTAGCTACACCAGTGCTGGTAGACATAACAAAAAAGTCAAAAGTGCTACCAACTTTAGCGCTGCTAATTTCCGCGTCTACACCACTTGTACCAGTTACTGCGGGAAGTTGAAGATTGTTAGCATTGGTCTGTGTGTACAGAATAATGCCGCCTTCAAGGTCAGCAACAGTCAAAGATATAGTTGCGTTAGCTGTATAAACTGCGGGAGCCGGAGCGTAACCCAAAACAACTTCGTTCAGATTACCGTCACCAACTTGATAACCACCACCACCATTAGGTAAAGCCATGATAAATTCCTTTCAATTATTTAAAAAAGGATCGGAATTGAATTCCCATCCTTGATTTAGATTAACCCCAGATACGGGCAGCCATTTGTGGACGAATTGTGCTGTAACCGTACAACACGTCGATACGGCAAGGCATACGGTCGTTGTTAATGTCGTACTGACGAACAACGCGCAAGCTGATACCGTTATGGACAGCACGAGCAGCCATGTCAACACCTTGTGGCAACAACAAGTCAGCAGTTGCGAAGGTGATAGCATCTTTGTGGTAAACCAAGTTCTGAGCGTACTGGCTAGAAGCAGCACCCAAAAATGTTACAGCCTTACCAGTAGCAGGTAAAGCAGTCATGGTAGCCAATGCGTGTGACGCAGAGTACATCGAAGCAACGGTTACAGTCCAAGTACCAGCAACAGCAGTAGCGTCAGCCAAAGCAACAAACTGGAACAACGAACCAGTAGATTCACGAGTCTGTGGGTTAACAGCATACGAATCAGCGATGGTAAACACGTCACCAGCTTTGATTGTAGTTGTCACAGAACCTTGTTCCAACAGGATTGTTGCAGAACCTTCGGTAGTCACACCAGGGGTTTTAACCAAAGTGGAAGCAGAAGCGTCACGAGTACCAGTAGTGTGAACCTTGATAGATTGGGACATATTGATTTCGTCAAAGCCCAATACACCAGTACCCATCAAGCCGTTTTTGAATTGCTTGCTGATAGTGTCGGTGGGGTTAAACAAACCTTTCATGCCTTCAACCAAGCCAGCGTTAGCAGCAGGGTTTACGGTAGCGTAACGTGGCGACATTACAGCAGCGTTTTCGTTCAATTTTTGTTGCGCTTGCAACAGAACCAAAGAAGTAGATGGAGTGGTGCCAGGTGTACCAACAGAGTTACCGATGGTTTTGTATGCATTAGCAACGTCAGCATCGATGCTGGAAGCCAACTGAGAAATACGTGGTTTCAACACACGGTCTGCAAAATCATCTAACTGCATGGTCAATTCAGCAGAAGTGAAGTTAACACCGATGTGTTTTTGTGAAGCAACGGACAAAGTGGTGAACTGTTCGTTGTCGTCTTGCACTTGCAAAGCGGCACCGTCAGTTACCAGAGCGCGGTCGGGTAAACGGATACGCAGTGTAGAACCGATTTTTGCGCCTTCTACGGCGAACGAATCATCATATTGACGATTTACGTTACGGGTGAGTACAAGGTTGTTCTCCAGAATTTCCAGAGCCTTGCGGGTGATCATGTCGATCGTTAGAATACTATTAGCCATTTGTAAAACCTTTCGTTAGTTAGCGGTTACGCTGTGCTTCCCACTTTTTCATTTGCCTTGCACGTTCTGCTTCAATCCACTCTGATGCACTCATAGTCTTTACAGACCGTGGATCAGTCGTATCATACGACGAATTGTTACCAGAACGCGCAGCAATTGGTGAAATAGGTGCTGGCGCAGACGTTGTACGTTTTTGAACTGGCGCATTTGATAGTTTAACTTCAATTTTGCCAATTTCTCTAGCCTGCAATAAAGGCGATAAACGAGAAATGCGGTCTGCTTCTTTTGGATTACTACCTAACCAATAGGCTAAGTCTGGTCCAATGTCAGACGCTTTGATTGTTTCAGCCATTGCATCGGTAACTCGAAGTTTGGGGTTATATGCGACTTGTTCAAAGTCATCATACTTACTCCTTGCTTCTTCTTCACGTTCAGCATAAGCATCTTCAACCTGAGCACGTTGCTTTTGAAGTTCCCGCTGTGCAATCAATTCTTCTGCCTTTTTAACAGCTAATGCTTCCGCATAAGCCTCGGGGCTTTCAAATTGATCGGCAGTCGGAATTTCCGTTGGCGCGGCTGGCACGAGTGCCTGCTTTGCCTGCTGCTCACGTTCCCATTTGCGCTGTTCTCTTGCGAGGCGCTTGCCAATCATCGCGTCGATTTCAGCCTGCGAGTACTTCTTTTCCTCTTGGGTGCTACCGTCTTGATTCTCAGCTACTACCGGCGCATTTTGTGCATTGTCCGTGGTGGCCGTCACCTCGGGTGCTTGCGCGGAGTCAACTTCCGCTAAGGCTTGGACTTCATCA